CTGATGACCTCATTTGAGGACTTCCCGCAAGGAAGGGGCTCTGTCTGCGGAGTAAATTAAGAGGAGCCGAAAAAGCAATCTCAGTAGTGCGCCGCGGAAACATTTTTCTCTGCATGCATGGCAACCACGCCAAGCACCACCAAAAAGTCAACACAACGTTCACCCCCAAAGCGACAGCGAAAAGCGCGTCCACAGGCATGGGACGATTTTCTCGACCCTGCCCGGGCAGCATTTGGAATGAAAACCAACAAGGAACTGAATTTCGAACGACAACAGCAAGCCGCCAGCAAACTACGTCAAGCGATGAGAATTGTGCAGAACAAAAGCCGCAACCAGAATCACAACGTGAAACGCAGCAGTCTTCGGAGATCCATTCAATCGAATGTTCCTCTGCTCAAAGCCAAGACTCCAGCGACGACGGTGGTAGCCCAATACTTAGATCCTCTCAATCACGAACCCGTTCGCCTCCCGGACGTCAGCTCCGCCCAGACAATCGGTACTGCTGTCTGCGCGTTGAGCAGCTCGGTAGCCATGGATTGGATCCCAGTGGAGGATCCACCAGCGTTGTCGAGCTTCGCGTCCCGACCGGATGGCACTGGCGCCTGGTTCACGAACTACAGCCACCGCTTGGCGTTCAAGCTGCGCGATCCGACTATCCCGTTGATCGTCAGTGAGTTCGCCACCGGAACCATGCCCAGCTCTGTTTATAACATTCTGTACTCGAACGAATTGGACGCAGAAATGGCCGAAGTCATACCCATCGCAGGCGCAACGTTGACCCTCGTGCCGTTCACCGAGTTGAAGATGGCTTCAGGCAGCCTCCGGTACCCTCTCACGGTGCCCGCTGCCACCATCGGAACCGCTCGGGCAATCTGGCTCGACGCCTCAACCGCCAACCCGACCACTCTCACAGTCACGTACACCACTCCCAGCTCTGCTGACGTGGTTGCGTCACTGTTGATCTGGACCAATGACTTCGATTACACCACCAGAACGTCCCACCAAACAGGCGGCACATCTCATTCCTCTTCCTTCAGCTTGACAACTTCCGGCTACTACTCGGTCGGCTTCATGTGTTTTAACGCGACGAAAGTCACAAATCTTGCGTTGACAGCAGAAGTCACGGTGCAACAATGGTTCTCCCACTACACCCATCCCTCATGGCAAAGCACCAGCGCACCCTGCGACGTGCGAGTTCTGGGCGATTGTTTGCTTGCAACAAACACCGCTCCAGAACTGTTCAAAGGTGGCGCTGTGTATGCTTACCAACAACAGGACAATGCACCGTGGTACATGGCTCAAGACAACCCGAGCTATTTCACTTCTGTCAACCGACAAGAACTTTACCAAGGCAACTTGTCGCAAGGCCTGTACGCCGTGGTCAAACCCCAAGGCCACGAGAACGTCAACCCCTTCGCGATGTTGCCAGTTCGAGCGAGCACGTCCCCAAGCGCGCCGTTCCTATTTCGTCCATTCGCCGTGGCTGGTCTCGTGAGCATCCTCCTGGTACCCCCCGCCCTTGCCTCGGAGGTCAGCTTCACGATCCACTACATGCGCACCGTTGAGTTCACCACTGACTCACAGTTGTTCGCAGTGCGACCTTCCACCGTTCCCAGAGCTATGATTCCAACGATATTGGACGAATTATCGTCGTGTCCACAATTCTTTGAAAACCCTTTACACCTTGGAGCGATCGCAGCGGTCTTGCAGCGTCTGGCCTCGTGGTCGTGGGCCAATCGCTCGACCATTGCAGCAATCGTTCAACATTTGATATCGCTGTCGCGTAGGTCGTGAACGTGATAGACAATCCGCCGTACTGGACTGAGTGGCAACCCGCCCCGCAAGGGAGAAGAAGTTGGCAGACTCTCCGCTCAGTCGACATGACAACTGGGCCTAGCCCTCGAAAATCCTGTCGCACCAGGTACCGGGA